CCATGCCAGCAAACATCACGTTCGTGAACTCACAGCGTGCACCGGATACAATTACAGCGCCGCTGTCCTCAGCTTTGTCGGCACCATTGTAGAACTGAAGATTGCGGAAGATACAACCGCTACCCTCAATCTTGGCCACAACAGCCAAGTCTACATCGGCTTTACCAATGATGCGGCACCGCTGACCCGTCCCTGGTAAGTCGGCTGATAGACCCACTAAGTGTGTGAAGTCCTTAGCCCACACCAGCGTCTGGGGCTGTACGTCTGCCGCCGCACGCCCACACATAGCCACCACGTCATTGCGTCCCTCTACACAACGGTCATATGCTTCAGCAACCGTCTTCAATGGGCGCTGTGGTGAATGCCCAGACGCACCATCACTACCGACTACAGTATCCACGAACCATACTTTAGCGTTGCGTGCCGTGGGCATACCCAACGCTTCTGGCTTGACACGTGCGGGATATAGTCCCATAGCTGTCCTCCTTAGCTGCTGCCCGCAGTGAGAACCGCAAACGGACAGCGGCTAGCACGTGCTGGAGTCATTGCGGTTACGGGGTTCGGTAGTGCGAAACCAAGCCGCATAACTGCACGCATGGCCACGCCGTCCTGCTGGAACGCGTTGAACACAATATTGCCCGACGCATCCTGAATAACAGCGCTGCCGTCCACAGTAAAGCTAATGTCCTGGCGGAACGCATATAGCAACTTAGTCCAATCGCCAGCAATCATCAGCGCTTCGCTCTTGTCGAAGCTTCCATCTCGTGGGAAAGCTACCGGCTCACCATCAATGTAGTAAGCGGTGCTATCCTGCATACGTCCGGTGAACACGAACTGGCCATCAGTAGTGCGGACATTGCGTAGCAGTGACCGCGTGCTGACATGGGCGATGTATCCGTTGGGCAGATAACCATCTTCCTCAATCAGCCCGATGATACCAGTTTTGTTGTCTTCCACGCCCATAATGGCGGCATAGATGTCCTCGAAGTCACTCAGCTTAGCTACACGGGACTTGGCCGTTGCAAGCGCCACAATACCGGCAGCACCAATGTCAGTTACCCATGAAGTCGGAATGTCGGTTCCAAAGAGAACAGCTTGTGTGATTGCAGTACTGAATGCTTCAACAAGTAGCGGCTTGATTTCCGCCCAGATGTCATAGCTTGAGTCTTCCAGTACAGCAATGGGAATGGGTATGATAACAGCCAATTCCTCAGCCGTAATGTACTTATTTACCCATTCAACCGACGTGGTTTGCTTGTGGTCTGCGTCACCGGCTAGAAAGTACGCGGTCGGCAGCGTATCCAGTACCGGCATTCGCAGCTTGTTGGTGGAGATGTCCGGCATCCGACGCGCCATCTGTAGCAACGGACTGGCTTCTGCCACGTTCGCAATTACTTCGTTGGATACTTCCTCCGGTATAAGCGGAGCAGCATCACTTCTGCTAATGTAATCAGTGTAGCCCATCTTGTTACCCCTTTACGGAAGTTATTGCCGCCCCGCAGCTCTCCGAATAAAGTCCGTCATAGTCGGCTTCTGCGTCAACGGCTTCTGTGTACCCGCCCCAGCATGACCACTGGGGGCAGTCTGTATGACAAACAGCTCTGGATAGCGTTCACGTAGAGCATCAAACTGTGGGTTGCCCTTGTGGTCGAACAGTTCATCCTGGGTAGCAGCAATGTATGCCAGCTTCAAGTTAGTCACGCCAGCATGTTGCGCTGCTTCATAGAAATCTGCACGACGGTCAGACTCGGCTAACTGGTCGGCCAAGCGCTCCAACTCCTTCTGCGCTAGACTGCCCTTTTCAGCTTTGGCTGCCAAGTCACGGAGTTCTTTCTCGCGCTCACGGTTAGCTTCCCGCTCCGCCGTTAGCGCAGACTTTAGCCCACTTATGTTCTCCTCAATACGTGCACGTACATCATCCGGCTGTGCCCCCAACCACGTGTCGAATGATGCGGGCGTCCCACCAGCATCGGACTGTGGCGTGGCACTCTGCGTGTTCACAGCATCCCGCTGTGGGGTAGCAGCTCCATCCTGCGCGTCCTTTGTGTCTTTGTCAGACATGGCTTTGTCCTCCATGCGGCATCTCGCCGCTCATACACTCGAGTATCCCACTCAAGCGTTTGCGTACTCTCCTATGTATACTGATATGCTATGAATACAGTTCGGGTGGAATAGCCCATCGTCTTCGGCATCCTGCAGCGACGGGTATTCGCTGCTCTGGCCGCTCAGACTCAGTATGGTATCTTCCCACGGTTCGCATAGCGGACATGGGTCGGCATGACTGCTCACTTGCACCAAGTCTTCTCCAAGTGCCGCCGCTTCATTCTCTACACCAGCATTTACCGCTTCCCTGCTGGTGGTGCGTGCTACCATCTCCCCATAAGATGATAGTGTCCACTGTCTGCCGCTCTTGTCCACGAACGCCGCCACTCCACGCTTCTCTAAGTCTGCTATCATTCGTCTAGTAACTTCTCTGCGTGTCTCTCCCAACAGTGTACCCTCTTGCAGTGCATTCAATCCAGCTTCACGGAAGATGTCTTCTACTTGCCGCCCTATGCGCGTTATTGCATCTTCCATTCGTAGCGACATATTCTCACCGATTAGTCTGACAGCTTCTGTGTGGAGCGTACTGAAGTCTTCGTCTCTTGGTCTGTTCAGTACTGCTCTGACTTTAGCCACGCCGCTGCCATAAAGTACTGGTAAATATGTCTGCTCCCAACGGGCTGTGGTCAAGCCGAGTGCTTTCATCTCTCTATGCACAAGCCGGAGCTGCAGTGTGGCATGGTCTCTCTGGTATGCCGTCAGCTCAGCATCACGTATATAGCCGATTAGACGCTTCTCTGCGGCTCGATAAGCATCACCAAGCTGCTTTGTCATCCTGGCTATCTGTCTTGCGCTGTACACTATTCTGTACCGCCCTCAATATCGTCGGGTAACACCGGCACAAAGTCTCCCAGTGATGGTACATTCGCTTCTTCTTCCTCTATAGCTGTTCGTATCATGCCCACTTCACTGTCATTCAATCCCTCTAATCGTAGCGCTGCTATTAGTGGGACACCGGATGTTACCCTCAGTGACGTTATCTCCGCACTTGTTCTTGGCTGCACTGTGGCCGGTTCATCAAAGTTGGGATGGAGTAGTATCGTGTTCTCTAATTCCACGCCAGCTATCTCCAGCATGAATGTCATAGCTTGCTTCCACGTGGTAGATACCGCTTCAATGTGGTTAGCTACCCGCTTGTTCAATGGTGACTCGAGTGCAATCAATGCTTCCCCACTCAAACTTGCACCGCTGTCATGGTAGAAATAATGCTTCGGCGTCCGGCTGATAACACCAATCGTTGCGGTCACATTCTCAAGCGCAAGTAGATAGTTATTCAAGTCCGTTGCGTTGAACTGCCCCACACTTGCACTCTCGCCCTCAGCCGGTGACAAGTGCCATACCCCGTTCGGCTTCACTACCATCTGCTTCGGGTCTATATCCATTGAGCAGATGATATACCGCATCGGAAAAGCACCGTACTCAGCTGCAGTCATCATGTCCGTGAGTAGCTTGTTGACTATATCCTGGAGCGGAAGTACATCCTCCAAGTCGCTCTTCAAACATCTGCGGTGTGTTCTGAAGTGAAACATCGGAACGCGGCCATACGGGTTCGGCGCGCTCGGGGGATTGGCCGGTACCATACTTTTTGGCGACGTGGTGTCGCTGTAAGCGCCGGATACGGTTGTGGTAGACCGACTGCCCCACTCACCGCTTGAAACTCCCTCAGAACGCTTCCTGGTGCTGACAAAGTACTCTAGATGGTCTGGGTAGTATATAGTCATGCGAGTAAAGCCGTCATTGTCTACCCACCGCTTGGCACCCCACAACATCCGGCGGGGATGTTCTGGGTCATACTCAATATGACACATACGGGGGTCGTTTGCATAAGCTTCCGGTGCGCCGGTCTCGTCCGGCCACACAATCAGATAAGCTTCCCCCACAACTATAGCCATCTCATGTATGTCATCAGATACCAGTGCAAGCTCACTGTCTTCCCAGATAGCATGTATAACGTTCTGAATAGTCTCGTCTTCGTGTTCAAAATCACGCAGATTCATTCTATCCAATGCCGCGTCTGCCACCACAGCGCACCAGTTCTGTGAGAAGTCCCATGACTGCCCTTTGAACATCTCCGCAATCTGGGCACGGGGATAAGCCAAGTCCTGCGCACCATCATAGTAACGCAACAGACGTGTCTGTGTTGGCGTCTTAGCATCAATTGCTTCCCATGCACGGACTAAATCTTGTTTTGACATCACCAGCTCCTTGCAAAGCCCTTCCGCTTGACTACCATTAGTCCCATCATGCCGTAGCGTAGTGCATCCATAGCGTGGTCATTCAACTTCTCCGGTGTGTCCTTGACCGTCTCACCATCAGCTCGGCGCTTCCAGCAGTACGTCTGCATCTCTTTGATTGTGTTTACGCAATGTGGTGCTATACGTAGCGTCCTGTTTGCTACTCTTCCAGCCACAGCCGAAATCCCGGGTATCACCGAATTGTTTGCTGCTTCTGCGGAAACACCAGCACGATTGAAAGCACTGATGTTAGCCGGTTCGGATGGGTCACAGTACCACTCAGTAACGTTATGTTGGGCTGACAGCTTCAATGCTTCCGGTGCCCACCACTCAGCCACTTGCTGGTTGCGCTCGTACACTTCGTCGAGAACGTAAACATTGTCTTCCGTATCAAGCCCCAGCACCAATAGCACTCCTGGGTTTGACCATCCCCAGTCAGCCGCGCCAACAACACGCACCAGCTTCAAGTCTTCGGGTAGCTCAGTAACATGAGTGTCTACACTGAACTGGGGGTAGACTAATCCTTCCCACGCAACATACTCGCCCAACACTTCCTGCCGCCACAGTTGTGACCCCTCACCATATTCTCTCTTCAGCCGCTCGTGGTAGTCGCTGCCCAGGAAAACATTGTCGTATGTGGTGGCGCGGACTATGTGCAATCCTTTGCGCGCTACCCCTAACCGCTCGTAGCACCAATTCATTCCCTTGGGAGTGAATGTGAATGCTGCTTGGTGTGTGTGGCCACGCTGACGCAATCTTCCCATCAAGTAGTCGTATGATAGCTTCTTCCATAGCCCTACTTCATCACCCACGCACCACGCCAAGTCTGCCCCAAGCAACGCAGATGGGTTATCCGCTGACCGTAACCATATCTCGCTGCCCGAAGCAAGCTTGATGTGGTTCTGCTGCTTATTCCAATCCCACGAGTACAGTAGACCGAACTTGCCCGCCAACGAAATCAGATGTGGTATAACTGCTTGCTGAAGCTGTGGGTATGATGGCGCCACTATCATGCCGCGTGAGCGCTCCCCCTGGGCAGCTAATCGCATAGCTTTGAGCACACCGGCCCATGTCTTCCCACTACCAGCACCACCCTGCAGCACAACGTTCGGTGCGTTCGAGTCAACAAACTCGCCCTGCTGAACAGTCCTCTGTATCCGAATGGTTGTATCAGTTATCGGTAGACTCATTGTGGGAACCATCGTAACCATTATCAGTACCGACAGCATCATCATCTTCTATATCGGGGCGCTCTACATCCTCAAAGATAATCCTGTGCACCACTGAACCAGTCAGCTCGGTGCGCTTGCCATCCACATCTATACCATCAAGTAGTGCCAACGCTTTCATAGCGTCCATCTCAAGCCCACAAGCACGGAGCTGAATTGACGCCGTGGCTTCCCCTCCCTGCATCGCTACCGCTTTGCGTATCATGTTCTCCAGTCTGGCACGATATAGCTCGTGGGGAGAGATATGGTTCTGTTGGCGCGAAGAAGCTACCCACTCAGCATACTTACACAGCCACCGGTTGACTTGACCATGCGCCAAGTTTCCAGCACGGGTTAGTATCTCGTACCGGCGTGCTATATCCGTGACCGTCATACCGTTGCAATAGTCATTCCACGCGGGGATGCACCACGGAGGGAACTTCGGAATTGTTTGGGTGATGCGCTTTAGCTTCTGCGCACTGGTCTCACTCATGCTTCAACACTCCACGCAATAGCATCAGAATACATACGCCAGTATACACCATCGGGCCAAAAATGTCAAGGGGTACTGTCATAATTATCAGCACCCGAAAACACTGCGGCCAGCATGATTGTACCCCGAATTGGCTACCACAAAACACAGCCATGCGGGGGTAGCTTGATGTGGTACATTACC